GTTCGCGTTGACGTCAGGCGGTAGCTGCGTGCCGACCATGGCCGCCGACAGGCCCGGAACGGTGCCGATCCACGCGATCGCGACGAGTTCGTCGGTGTTGACGAGCGGCAGTGGGGGAGTCGACACGGACACCCCCAATACGGCTAGTCGCCGCGCTGCCGGTACAGGGCTGGACGCAGAAACGGCTGGGGTGGCACGACCTCCGGGCCGGTGACGCCGGTGCTGGGGTGGTAGACCCGGTGGCCGAGTTCCACGTAGGCGGCGTAGGTGCGTTCGTCGCTGCCGGTAGCTGACACGATCAGATCGTCGCCTTCGACATGGTGCTCGATCGACGACCGCAACGCGCCCGTGCGCTCGGGGCAGTAGCGGCGCGCGTCGTCAGCGATGTCCGGACCCAGGCGGGTGTCGAGCCAGTCCGCCGTCGCAGCCCGGACGCGTCCGTCGAGATTGTCGTCGAGTTCCACACGGTTCGACATCGCCGCCTCCGGTCAGTCGCTGGAGACGTCGACGCCGGACCGCCACCGCAGCGTGAGGATCTTGTTCGGTGTGATCCCAGTCGGTCCGGTCGGCTGCAACTCAATGTCCTGGATCATGTAGTAGTTCCCTGTGGACTCGTCCCGGATCGTGTCGCTGGTCAGGACATCCGTGGTCCCGGGGACGACGCACGTCGACGAGCGAACCGTCCTTGGGGTCTGCGTCGCCGGGTCCCACACCTGCTTGCTCGACTCCACGAGCGCAGCGGGGACACCCATGTAGACGGGCTGTCCCACGTCGGTCAGGTCGCCGTAGGCGTTCGCCGCCGTCCCACGCATGATCGTGAGCCGGGTGTTCGCGAGCTCCATCATCAGACGCCTACCAGTTGATCAGCGCGGCGGAGCCGAGGACACCGGCCGCGTGCAGGATCGCGGCAGCCTGCGGAGCCAGCGGCGGGAACGGCATCGCCGTCATCGCCGCCACGCGCGACGTCGACACGCCACCCATCGACGTCGAGCTGTACTGCCGCTTCACGCCAGTCGGATCATTGTCGGAGATCATGAACTGCGTCTGGGCGCACGTGGCCCGCATCAGCACGTCGATCAGCATCGGATCCGTCGGCATCCCGTTCGCGTTGGTGGCGTACACCGCCCCGATCAGATAGTGATCCATCGCCTCCGACGCCCGCTGCAGCATCGAAGACACCAACGCGTCCGGCGTGAACGCGTCCCCAGACCAGGCCCGGTACTGCGCCACCGACGCATAGACGCCAGGCGCCGGAGACCCGGACGCCACAGCCGCCACCGTCACCGTCGACACGTAGGTCTGCAGGACCCCGTTGACCGTCCCGGACCACGTCACTGTGTAGTCGCCGAGCGCCTGGCCCGTGCCCACCGACCACACGTACTGGTACAGGCTCACCGACAAAGGCACGACACCGCTGGACGTCGCAGGAACCGGAGTTCCCGCGCCACCGCCCGGAGTTGAGGAAGCTGAGATCGCGATCTGCACCCCGGAAGCGGTGCCGCCCTGCCCCGACCCCGGGTAGGTCTCGAACATCTGCGTGAGGGTGATCTGCGCGCCCTGAAGGACATCCGACTGCTGGTTGCCCAAAATCGTGAACGACACGCAGACCAGCCCCTCTCTACTCCCCGGCCGACGCCGACGGGGTGAAAGCCTCGATCAGCTCGGCCTTCGTCATCGACGCCGCCTGCTCACGGTCCATGCCCTGCGACACCGCGAACTCGGTCCACGTGGCCCGGTTCTCCGCCCGCTTCGGCAACGCCGGGGCGTCCGGCGGCAAGTCGCCGTACGGCGGCTCCGCCTCCACGAACCCCGCCTCGTGCCACGGCGTGCCGTCCTCGTTGACGCGAACCAGATCCCCGCGGTCCAAACGGCTCTGGATTCCCAGCGGCAGCGGAACGTCCATCACATGGATGGCGCCGTTCTCGCCCCGGATCCACATCTGCTCGCTCACGGCATCACACCAGGACGAACGGCAGCTCGTAGGCCAGGACCGTGACGCCGGTAGCCTGCGAGAGGTCGATGAACAGGTACGTGTTGCCCGCGCTGTCGACCTGGATGAACCGGTCGCTCGTAAGCGGCCCGACGTCCAGCGTCGCGGAGGTGGTCGACGCAGACACCAGGTCCCCGGCGGAGCCCTGGGTGAACACCGCGTTGCTCGGGTACGGGCTCGTGCGGGCGTTGCCGTTGACGTCGACACCGTTGCCCGCGGCGCGGATCGTCACCGTGGTGGCGGTCGTGCCGATGATGAAGCGCAGCAGCAGCTTGCGCAGGTCGACCGTCGACCCCGGCGAGGACGCGTTGACGCCCTGAACGTACATGGTCGTGGCGCCTGCGGTGGCCGCGGCCTCGGTGACGCTGATGCTGTCCCGGACGAGCTGAACCGGGGTGAGCTGGGTACGTGCAGTCATGATCCGGTCCTCCTATCAGATTCCGGCCGGGCGGGTGACGTAGGCGACGGCGATCGCGTCCGGACGGACCAGCTTCGCGCCGAAGACGTGCAGGCCGCGGACACCGTCGGCGAAGGTGGTCTGCAGGCGCAGCGCCTCGGTCTGCACGATCTGCTCCGCGTAGGTGATCGCCATCGGGTGACCGGCCTGAACGATCCAGTTGGAGCCGGAGTAGTTCACGGCGTTGTTCGACACGTAGATGTCGAAGCCGGCCGCGCGGCCGATCATGCCGGTCTGGAAGACCTCGGACGCCTGACCCTGCATGTCGGTGATCGCGATGAACGCCTGGGTCTGCTCGAGCAGCGCCTCGGCCCACGGCGGCACGACGACGTAGCGGCCCGCCATCGGGATGTTGGCCTGGGAGAGCTGGACCTTCAGCGGCAGCAGAACCTTCTGGTAGAAGTCCGCCGGGGTGCTGGAGGAGTACACGGCCGGGGCGATGGGGCTGCCCGAGGAGCCGACCTGGTTGCTCGCGGAGACCCCGGTGTACAGGCCCGCGATGTACTGGTCGGCGGTGTCGGCCAGCTTGTAGGAGGCACGCTCTTCCAGGTACGACTGCATGTCGCCCGCGGCCTGGCGGCGGTCGACATCGTCAACGGAGAAGCTGAACGAGTACGCCTGGTCGATGTTCAGGTCGAGCCCGGCGTCGTTCAGCGCCTGGTAGGTGAGGGTGGAGTTCGGCGTGTACGAGGTGATGACCGGGTCGCCGAACTGCGTGATGTGAACCACGTTTCCAGGACCGCTGATCTCGCCCTCGTAGTCGTTGTTGACGACGCCGGGGCCGCCGAAAACCAGGTTCTTCTGGAGCGCGGCCAGGATGACGCGCGACCAAACTTCGGGCTTGAACGCTAGTACAGAAATTTGAATCACCACCTAGGTGAGCCCCATGAGCAATGGGGGTGCAATGGACGGGAGTTGATCCGGCCACCACGCCTGGCGGTGCATGCCGATTTGCTTTTTAAGCCAGCGGATTTCGCTAGAATTGCCTCATGGACTCCTGGCCCACTGGCGGCGAACTCCGAGACATTTACGACGACCTGACATTGCGAGTTGGCAAGCACAAGGTCGTGACTGAGATGGCGCGCATCTACGGGGTGACGACGCAGACTGCTCGACGGCGACTCACAGCCGCTGGCCTGCGGAAGGCCCGCACCTCGATAGAGCGGCCTTCGGTTGACTCCCTGGCCACCTCGTACGCACAGGCAGTGGAGAGCCGCGGACCACGTGCCGCGATAAGCAAGCTGGCCGCCGCATACGGCGTCACCAACACGACGGTTCGCCAGTGGCTAACCGAAGCGTCCCTGTACGTGCCAAGGCCCCGGGTTCCAGCGCAGCCGATTACGAGCCCGTGCCCTTGCGGGGCTGTGGCCACAACTCGCTACAAGGGAGAGGGTGACCCGCTGTGCTTCCGCTGCTACATGCGCACCTACGCAGCGGACAAGGAGTCGAACTTTCGTCGGACTGCCCGCGAGTACATCGCGGAAGTCAAAGCGAAGGCGGTCTGCGTGGACTGCGGCGGGAAGTTCCCGCCGTGCGTCTACCACTTCGACCACGTTCCTGAGCGAGGACCCAAGCTCTTCAATCTCGGCTCGGGCGACTACTCGATCGAGACCGTGCAAGCCGAGATCGCGAAGTGCGACATCGTGTGCGCAAACTGCCACGCCATCAGAACATGGATCACGCGCAAGACAGCGGTCTAGCGACGAGATGCACGCTTCGGACCGAAGCCCATGTTCTCCAGCAGACCCGCGTTGATCGCATCCTGGACCTGCTTGGGGGTCTTGCCGATGAGATCCTCATCGGTCCACTGGCGCGGCCCCTGCGGCGGGGCCCCGAACTCGGCCCCCGACTTCGGAATCGCGGGCGGAGCCGGCGGCTCGGGCGCGGGCGGGGCAGGCGGCGTGATCTGGTAGCGCGGGTTCTGCTGCGCGGCCGTGACGATCGCGGCGGTCACCTGCTGCTGAAAGTCCGCAGCAGTCGGGTCGAGTCCTTCGAGCGCGGAGACGAACGCCCGCGAATCGAGGAGCGCGTTGCCGTCGACCTGCTGCGCCGCGGCGGCGCGGAACACCGCGAGCTCAACCGCGGCCTGCCGCGCCCGGTCGGCGGCGGCGGTGCGCTCCGCTTGGGCGTCGGCGAGCTGCTTGGTCAGCTGTTCGGCCGTGGGCGGCTCGTCGGGGGCGAGACCGAGGGCCTTCGCGAATGCCTGCCGCTGCTGCTCCTGCTCGGCCTTGAACTGAGCCAACGAGTCGGCGACTTCCTTCGCCTTGACGCGGTTGCCGGCGGCTTCGTCGCGGAGCTTCTTCAGTTCCCGCTGCGCCCACGGAGGCAGCTCGTCGGTGCTCGTCGCCGCGGGGGCGGGCGTCTCGGGCTGCGCGGGGGCTGCTGCCTGCGGTGCGGGAGCCTCCGGGGCTGCCTGCGGGGCGGGCGGTTCCGGCGCGCCAGCGGGGGGCGGCGTCGGGGTCTCGGGGGTGACTTCGGACATGATGGCCCTCCTGGGGCGATCGGGTGTGCGCTCGGCACCTGGCCGGGCATGAAGAAACCCGCCCTACGTGGGACGGGTGGTCTTTGGGTGTCAGCGGGCCCGGAACGGGTGCTGACGGCGCCTGACGGTGGCTTGGGTCATCACGAGGCCGTGACGGGCGCGGTGCTGGTCTGCTGCGGCACGGGCCACGTCCAGGGAACGGCGTGCCTCGGCGCGCGCACGAGGCGTGACGGCTGCGGCCACGCGACGGTCCGCGGCCCGAACGCGGCGCTCCAGCGCGCGCTGCCGTTGTGACGCCCGGTAGACCGAGGCGGCGCGCTCGATCTCGACTGGGTTGGTGACCTCTTCGGCGACGCCGACCCCGATGGGTGCCCACGAGCAGCGGCAGTTCGGATGCCGGAAACCGGCCGCCTTCGCATCCGCAAGCGTGGGATATCCCGGCGTGGCCCCGGCGAGCGACAGAGCGCGCCCAAGCCACGGCAGACACCGGGGACACGAGCCTTCCGTGCTGTGCGTGCCCACGACGACCAGGTCGACGCCCGCACGGATCAGAGCCTGCGCCTGGTGTTCATCCCACGCGTTCGAGACGGCGGTGCGTGTCGCCATCTCAATGTAGGAGGCGAGTCCCCAACGCCGTCCAGTCCGGTCGACGAAACCCGTGATGCCCTGCTCCGCGAGGCTGTCGAGGGCCTTCTGGGCGGCCTGGACACGGGACAAAGACAGGGACGTAGCGGGAAGGCCGCCGCGCGTTGACCGAAGCGCCCCATCGACGGCCTGCTGGTACGGCGTGAACAGGTTCGTTACGGTCGCCGAAGCGGCCGGCTCGACCGCGTCCGCGGCAGCGACGGCAACCAGCAGCGCTTCCTCGACCGCGGCCTCGGCTGTCTGCACCGCCTGCTCTACGACGGGGGTTACGGTTTGGGCGGCTTGGCCGGCTGCTGCGCGCGCCCGGGGGGCCGCTGTCACCAAGACGGTCTCCGCGATGCGGGCGAGCCGCCGCTGCGCGACAACGGGCAGCATGGTGCGCGCGGCGACCTTCCGTGCCAGTTCCGCGATGGTGGCGATCAGGACCAGTTCGGCCTGCGCGAAGACCGACCCGACAGCCGCACCGACCTGCTGGGCGTAGTCCTCCCGGGTGTCACCCGGGCTGGACGGCTGCGGGGTTGCCACCGGTCAGGATCTCCGACGCCTTGTCGCGGAGCGACTTCATCGCCTGCGTGACGGCCTGCTCGACCTGCTCAGCCGTCGGGTTCGGCGACGCGACCTGGGTGAAGTTCACGAGCGGCCCCTGCCCGAGCAGCGGGGACCGCGTCGACAGGATCAGCGTGTAGAGCACCGCCAAGCCACCCGTGGGCGTCTGTGCGAGGCCGGCGTTGATGTCGACGCCGAAGTCCTCACCGAAGCAGCCCTTGTCGACTGCGGCGACGGCGGCGGCACGGACCTTCGCCGCGACGTCGATGGCGCTCATGCGATCCTCATCCCTTGCTGAGCTTGCGGTTCCCGTTGTCGGCCCTGTCGAAGATCGACTTGCCGGTCTTCGACGCGGCCCGTTCCGTGCCCTTCGGCACGGGCTGTTTCGCAGGCAGCTTCTTCGTCTGCGCGACCCGCTTCATCTGCTTGGCCATCAGTAATCAGCTCCTCCGCCAACCCACTTCGTCGCCAGCGAGTACGGGCCCGGGGCAGCCACGTCCACGCCGGTCATGCCGTCGTCGCTGGTCTGCCTGTCGGCCGGAGCGTTCGGGTTCCCTCCGACCGTCACCGGGTAGCCGCCCGGCGGCGTCGTCATCGAGGCGTCCGGCTGGTCGCGGTGGCGTTGCAGGTCCCCGGAGATGTCCCGAGGACCCGCACCCGGCGCCATCGACTGCACGGCCTTGCTGGGCTGCGGGTTCGGCAGCGCCTGGTCGGGGCTGGCCATCACATGCCGTCGTTGTCCGCGTCGCCCGGCTGGGCGGGACGGTTCGACTGCATCGACGGACCCGCGCAGTCGCCGGTGCCGGGCATCGGCCCGGAGCCGCGGACGTGCTTGCCGACCCGGTCGGCCGCGTCCTTCGCGCCCTGGCCGGGAACGCTGGAACGGACGGCCTTGCCACTGTCGCCGATCGCCATGGGAATCACCCTCTCTTGGTTACTTGGACTTGCCGCGGTTCTTCGCGGCGGTCTTGCGGCCCTGCTTGAGGACGTTCTGCGCGAAGTTGGCCTGCTTCTGGGCCTTGGGCCCGAAGTCGCCGCGGGCTGCGGCTGCGACCTTCTTCGCTGGGATCGGCTGGTCCTGCGGCACGCCGAGGGAGCGGTGCAGGCCGCCTTTCTCGAACGTGATCGGCTTCTTGCCGTCCGCCTTCATGGTGGTGGTCTTCTTCTTCGCGGCGGCCATGCGGAATCACTCCTCGTCGATGGGTCCGGTCTCCTGAAGCGCGGCTGCGGTCGGCGGCCGGGAGGCGTCCGCGAGCTCTTGGACTTCGTCCGCGAGGGATTCCGTGCTGCCCATGGGCGGAGCCAGGGAGACACGGGCACGGTTGGCCAGGTCCAGGCCGGTCTCGGCGTAGATCATGCGGACCTCGGTCTTGACCTCTTCGTCGGACCAGTCCGGGTGGATCATCTTGACGAGGGTTTCCTTCGATGCGGCGTCGGCCTGCGACAGCGCCATGGCGGTCTGCGCCAGCTCCAGCTGGTCCGGGAGTACGACCTCGGGGAACTCGACTTCGGGACGCTCCGGGGTCACGGACTTGTCGTTGAAGATCGACTGCTTGACCGCGAGGTAGCCGTACAGGATGTCCCGCAGGCCGGGCCGCCAGTACAGCACCTTCTTGTTGCGGGTGATCAGCGTCTTCCGCTCACGTGCCCGGATCTCCGTCGCGGTCATCGCCGGGCCGCCGTCGTACTCGCCGAACGTCTGGCCGGAGTATCCGGCACCCTGCACGATCCGGTTGATGTAGTCGTTGCAGGTCTGCTGGTGCTCCTGGACGCGGATCTGGAACTGGTTCGCCATGATGTCGGATGTGCCGCCGCTGGACGTCATCATCGACACCGGCGAGTACACCTGCCGGTCGGGGTCGAACACTGCGCCCTTGCCGCGGCCGATGTTGTCGAGGTACTGCTGCGGCACGATCAGGCGGGCCTTGGCGAGGCGGATGTCGCGCTGCCAGGAGCTGTACGCCTCATCGAGGGCATCCATGAGCGGTTCGACGCCGGAGAAGTCGGAGCGGCCGAGCGGAGCGACTTGCGGGCCGAGGTCGCGCCAGATCTTGTTCGGAAGCATGTTGGGGATGTACACGACCGTGCTGGCGTTCTTCGGCATGTCCGGGAACGTGATCGCGTTGCCCTCGGACAGGTACTGCGCGAAGTTCGCCGTCTCCGGGAAGTCCGTGAGAGGGTAGATCCGGCCGAGGTCGGTCTGATCCCCGACGTACACCTGGTGGAAGATCGCGTTCTGGCCCGGGGCGTGGGTCTCCAAGTGGCGGACGACCTCTGTTCCGTCGTCGCTGATGATGCGCCAGAACGTGACGCCCATCAGTTTCCCGTGCGAGAACAGCGGTACTGCGGAGTCCGCCGGGACGGCGTTCAGCATCGGTTCGTCCGATACGTCGGTGTCCCATACGACCCGCAGGTACGCGCCGCCGAGGGCCGACGCCATCTCTGCCGCTTCGAGCAGCTTCGCGTGAGTGCCGTCGTCCATCAGCTGGTCGAGTGCAGCCTGGTTCGCCGGATTCGAAGCGGTCACAGTGGGCGGCTTGGAGAACAGCAGATCCGCCGACGTTGAGGCGATGTCGGAGGCGATCGGCACGTGCAGCTTGGTGCGCTTCTCCCCAGGCGGGGTGGGGGCACCCCAGAATGTGTAGGCGATGCTGCCGAGCAGGCCGCCGCGGAACTGACCAGGCCGCGGGATCGGCAGGCCGGGCTCACCGGTCGTGGCGAAGTAGGCTCGGCCGACCGGTGAGTTCGCTCCGAGGTTGTAGAAGACCCACTGCAGCTTGACCGGGTCGGCCGACCACCACGCGTCCCAGACCCGGAACTGGTACGTGATCGGGTTGTACTCCGGTGGAGGCCAAGGCCGCGACGTGGTCGGAAGCAGCATCCGCATGCGGTTGTCGATGGCCATGAGGCCGCACCACCTCCAGGACGGGGGCTACGGGAGCCGGATGAGGTGGTCAGCCGCCCACGCTGCGCGGTGGCGTCGGGTGCAGAAGTGGTAGGTCCAGCGGCCTTCGTCGCCCAGCATCTCGTGCTGGTGCCGATAGGTGCCGGGCCACGGGCAGTCGCGGTGCGCGCAACCGAGCGCTGGCCGGCCGCGGCGCCGCTGGAACCATCGGTTGACGGTGTGCGCTGCTGCCACGAGCGGGCTGATTCGCTCGCGGGGCAGCGGCATGGCGGTGACGGAGGGCCTGTCGTGGCCCGTCCCGCAACCGGGGCAGATCTCCAGCACCGCCGCCGGCATGGTGCTGACCGCGTCCAAGTGCAGCGGGATCCGCACTCGCGACGGCATCTGGCAGACCCGGCACCAGCAGTGCAGCTCCGGGTCGCCCGCCACGATCTCCGGTGTGCGCATCCCGGCCCCCTAAGCGGCGAGCGGGATCCGGTTGAACCACAGGCCCTGGCTGCTTTTGAGGGCGTACCGGCCGGCGTCGAGACTGTGGTCGTCGGCCTTCACGGGCTTGTCGATACCGAGGAGCGCCGCGCGGTCATCCCAGGAGTAGCCGCCGATCTCATCCAGCCAGCCCTGGCAGGAGCGGGCAACCTTCAGGCGCTTCCTCGCGAGCAGCGACGACACGAGCCGGATGCCGTCCATCACGCTGTTGTCGGCGTCGGCGACGTTCCAGCCGTCCTGGTGGCACTGCACCTTCAGCGAGGCCGCGGACGGGTCGATGAACAGGTATTGAGGGGTAGGCCCGCGCAGGTGCGTGCCCGGGAACCGCACCGTTGACAACCACTGGCGGAGTTTCCCGGACAGTTCGACGTCGGTGAGCTGCCTGTGCCGCTGCCGGGAGTCCCAGCGGAACTCGTCCACCAAGAACAGGCACGGCTCCTGCCCCGTGTCGCCGCCGCCGGTGTTGCTCATTCCCAGCAGCAGCGCGGAGGTGGGGGCGGTGGTGCCGTAGTCGAGGCCGATGCCGAGCCAGGTGTGGATCGGCGGCAGGATGTCAACGACATGCACGGACGGATCCCACATGTCGTAGATCGCGCCTTCCGCCGCGCACCACTCGCCAAGGACACGACGCCGGTACCAAAGGCCGACGTTCTCGGCCTTGATGGAGTCCTTGTAGTCCTCATCGAGCGACGGGTTGTCGTCGAGGACGAAGTGCCAGGTCCGCAGGTCGAGTTCGTGTTCCCGCAGCAGGTAGTTTCGTCGTAGCCAGTGCGCTGGATTGTCCGGGTTCGTGGTCGCGAACAGCTTCGCGCCGGGCACGGACATGCGGCCGAGGAGCTGGGAGAAGAACTCCTCGCCGACGAGCGTTGCTTCGTCGACGTAGGCGCCGGCGGCGGTGAGTCCGCGGAGTCGGGTCTCGGCGCGGGTGTCGTTCGCGCCGATGACCCAGATGCGGCGGCCGAGGATCGTCGCGGCTGGCGCGCCGGGGGTGTAGTGGACGTGGTTTGAGAGGGACCCGAACAGGGCGTGGTCTTGCAGCGGGGCGAAGACGTTACGGGCCGCGACCTGCGCGGTTTTGGCGACGACGACGAGTTCACCGCGTGGCGCGTTGGCCACGTATATGGCCCAGCGCAGCAGCGACGACACGGTCTTGCCGGACCGGATCGCGCCTTGCCACACGTTGATGCGCGCCTGCGACTCGGCGATCGACTTGATCTGCTTGGGTGAGACGGGGAGGGAATCGAGGTTCACGATCCCTCCCGCAGGTCATGCGGTCTCGGGCGTTTCGCCGTTGATGTGCTTGTTGGCGATGCCGAAGGCTTCGGCGAGGTCGCCGAGGAAGGACTTCGCGTCGGCGGCGCTGTCGGTGGTGTCGTACTGCTCGAGGCGGCAGTGCTTGTCGATGGCGAGGCCGACTGCGGCGTAGAACGCTCGGACGTCCTGCGCGGGCGGCAGGTCGAGGGTCATGGTCTGCGGGCCGAGTTGCCGGTTGTCGACGACGACCTCGTACTCTTCCCAGGCGCGGGCCCGGAGCCGCTCGGCGTCCGCGATCAGCTGCTCCTTGAGGGCTTCACGGCGGGCGCGGCAGTCGATGGCGTGGGCGCGGGTGGCCTGCTCGGTGCGGCTGCGGTCAAAGGCATCGGTGAGGCCGGCCTCTTTGGCGTATTTGCTGACGGTGGCCTTCGCCACGTCGTGCTCTTTCGCGATCTGGTTGAGCGACTTGCCGCCGGCCTTGATGTCCGCGAGGACCGCTTCGCGCTTCTCGGGGCCCAGAGGCTTGCCCAGGGGCATGGCCACCTCCTAGGCGGTCTGGTACCAGCCCCATGTGCCGCTCGGGCGGGCGGGGGCGAGGGTGGCTTTGGACCACTGGCCGGACAGGACGAGCGTCGAGGCGCCGTTGATGGTCTGGCCGCCGGTGGTGGCGATCGTGAGCGCGTGGGTGCCGGTGTTGACGAACCGGTATTCGTTCGGGGTCCACGCGGCGGAGATCAGGGTCACGGTGACGGCTGCGGTGGTGGTGTCGACGAGGACGGTCTGGTCGACGACGCTGACCGTGTACGTGGTCTGGCTGCTGCTGTTGATCGCGGTGACGGGGTACGCCGACTGACCGTTCACGATCTTCAAGCCGGTCGGGTTCGTCACGTTGACGCCCGACACTGTGAACTCGCCCGTGAGGGTGACCGTGCCGAGTGCCGCGTTCATCGCGACCGCGCTCGAGCCGGAGAACGTGGGACCGCCGGATTCGGTGCTGATCGTCGCATACAGCCACGGCCCGATGCCGTTGGATCCGGCGCCGTACACGTACACGATGTTCGAGCACTGCTCGATGGACGCCTGCACCACGTTGACGCCGTGCACGGAGCCGACGC